CGGCATCCCCGCTGCCGTGCCGCCGGGCGAGTCCACGTCGAGAACGATGGACGCCACCGAATCATCGGCGATTGCGTCGCGGAAGACTCGAGAGAATACTTCGGTTGAGACGCCGCCCGAGACTTCGGTGAAGAGGTTGGCGCGATGAAAGATCGGCCCGTGGAGAGGAATAACGGCGACGTTCGCCGGCGCGCTCGAGGGTTGGCGCCCTCGCTGGACGGCCTCTATTTGGGCCTTCCTCTCGTCCTCGGAAAGCTCGAGCCCTTGAAGGCGCAAGTCTACGATCCCGTTAATGGTGTCTAGCCCCGACGCCGTAATGGCCCACACCTGATCTCCGAGAAAGGACACTATATGCCGGTAAGTCTTCATTCTTTGCCTTCCTTTATGTCGCGAGTGCTACCAACTCCGCCGGCTTTGCATCTAACCAGCCTTCAATAATTACAACGCCGCTCTCGATTAGATCGCGGACTTGAGAATCACAATAGAGCGCCGCCACGTCGGGACTAATCGCGAGCGCATCCGCGAGCGGCGAGGCGTGACGCTTATAGAAGCCCGCGACGGCATAACGCCACTGGTCGCTCGAACCCGCGCACCGCGTGGCTATCCGCCGAACCTGTGTTAGCTCTTTCCTCACCATGCGCTCCGCCGCGCTCTGCACTACTCGCACTTGTCGCGAGCTCTCCGGGGACGCTTCCTCTTCATCCGCTCCGCCATGCGGCGCGGGTGGAGCTCCGCCAGTCGTCCCCATATTGAGCGGCATAATGAAGCGGTCTCCGCCCTGCACGTCGTTTAGATTCTCGAGGCGCCTCACTTCGTTGCGCGTCATGATCCCATTCTGGAGGGCGAGTTGATAAGACTCGTATCTAGTTTTGGTGTCCCCGCGAAGTATCGCATCGAGAACGAATTGAACGAAGAACGTATTCTGCCGAATTATCAGGTCGCGCTTGATGGCGCTCTCAAACCGGCGGACCCACGGCAACAAGGAATAGGCGACGAACTCGAGAGACTGCTGCTCGATATTGGTAAACGTGGCGCGCTCAAGATCCCCGATCATATGGGGCGGAAGGCGGAACCATCGCGCGATCTCGGTCACTGTAAATCGGCGCGTCTCGAGAAACTGAGCGTCATCGTTCGACATTCCTATTTTCTGCCACTTCATCCCCTCTTCTAGGACAAGCGTCTTAAAGGCGTTGTCGTGGCCGGCGTAACTCGTTTCGAAGCTCGAGCGTAAGCGGCTTTGTGCCTCTTCGCTCAGAGCTCCGGGATGCTCGAGCACGCCCGAGGGTTGGACGCCGTGACGGTAGAACCTATTCCCATAAGATTCGGTCGCCATCGCGAGGCCAATCGTCTCCCTAGCATTGCCGACAACCGAAAGGCCCTCGAGCCCGTTCCCAAATCCTTTAAGGTGAAAGACGTCGCTCTTCGCGAGCGTCTCGATCTCCCCGCCGTCGTTCCGATACTCGTAGGTTAGGACGCCCCTCGAGTCTAGAACCGGGGTCACGCGATCGGGGTTGAGCGGCCAGAGCTCGTTGACGAAGCCTCGCGTCCCAGATATGATCCGCGAATAGCCGTTTCCCCTGAGCACGGCGTGGCCCGCCATCATTTCGATCCATTCCATCGGTGTCTGAAACTGATTCGGAGCGCTCGAGAATAGAGGCTCGAGATAGTGGCCGCGCGCAATCTCTTTCCCGTCCTCAACGCGGCGGTAAACCTTCAACGGAAGCATAGCGAGTGTCTCCGCTATAACCCGTACCGCCGCATAGACCGCGCTCACTGTCATCGCGTTATCAGGATTGACCCGGATCCCCGCCTTGGAAACCCAGCTCATACCGCCGCCGACACCGGCCCAAAGTGCCGGATCCTCTATTTCGCTCGCGGTGCTAAATCGAAGTAACTTCAAACTTGCCTCCCTTATTTTTTACGGGGCGGCCCGCGAAGGGCGCGCATTTGCGCGACGAAGTTGGGGAGATACGATAGGAACATCAGCACCGAACCGCCCGCAATCCAAGCGGCGGGGACACTGATCAGAGCGACGCCATACGACGCCGCCGCCAGTCCTATGCAAAAAATAACGTCTCCGAAGTCGAAAGAAGAAACCACTCGAGCAATGCCTGCACTTATGGCCGAAACAAAACGCTCCCTCATAACAGTTTAACCTAGGACGTAAGCCCCGCGGCCTTCATATATCGATGGCCGCTCCGCCGCTTGCCGGTGTTTGAGCATCCCGAACACCGCGAGCGAAAGCGCCACCATCCCATCAACCTTTTCGGATGATCGTTTCTTGTCAATCATCATTTGACTTGCCCCCGTCGCGGGGTCTTCGTCTCGAGTCTTCACGCTGGCGTTTTGGTAACACCACTTCAGAATCGGGTGGTCCCCGTGTCGAACCTCGCGATTCTTAAAGATGCGCTCCACGTAGTTAGTGGGCTCGCTAAGATTCCCGAAATGAGCCGCAACACTTATCACCTTCTCTTCATCGAGTCCCCGCTTATTCGTTAGCCGCGTGGCGAGATAGTTGGCATATTGCGGATCAAAGCAAAGGGAACCGAATCGAAGGTTGAGCCGGGGGAAGAGCGCGGCAATATGGTCTTCGATGAATTCAAAATCCGTTACGTCTCCGGGCGTCGCTATTAGATGGCCGTCGCGAACCCATTGGGCATAGGGAACTTTGTCTGTTTGCGTCCGCGCTTCAATGTCCGACTCGGGGCACCAGAACCAAGAATAGACGTCGAGGAAGCTCGAGCCCTCCGGCACCACGAGGATGAGCGCGGTCAGGTCGCGACTTATGGCGAGGTCGAGGCCGGCAAAGCCAATCGACCCGCCGAGTTGATCGAGCCGCCGGCGTCCCGCGTCGCAAGCGTCCCACCAGTCAAGCGGCATCCACCGAGTAGCCTGCTCGGTCCAAATGTTGAGGTTGTAACGCTTAAATGAATTCTCCTCACGCGGGTTTGATTGCGCCCGGTTGAATTCGCCGCGAAAGGCCGCCTCGGTGAACGTGACACCCATATTCGGGTTGGCCTTTTTCCACGTCTTCGGGCTCTTCCAATCGTCGCCCTCGTCCGCCGTCGCGATGAAGGCGAACCATTCCTCATCGATAAGATGGCGCTCGAGAATGTTTATCGAGTAGGCGCGTTGGTCCCAACAGAACGAATGACGGTCAAATCCCGCCGTGGTCGTCGCTATAATCATCGGTTGCTCACGCCCGATAGAAGACTTTTTTACGATGTCCCAAATGCCGCGATTTTTATGCTCGTGAAGCTCGTCCACGATCCCGCCACTCGGAAAGATGCCATCGCGCCGGCCGTAGTCGGAAGCAAGCATCTCAAATTTAGAGAACGTCGCTTTGTTAGATAGATTGTGCTGATTGCCAACGTAGACGTCGATCCGCGCGGCGAGCTCCGGGACCGACTCTATAATTTGGCGCGCTTGCTCCCACACGTTTTTCGCTTGCTTGGCGGACGTCGCAGCAGAGTAAACTTCGGCGCCCGGCTCCCCTTCAAAGAAGGCCAAGTATAAAGCGAGACACGCAGACCAAAACGTTTTTCCGTTCTTCTTCCCCACCTCAACGTAACCCGTACTGAAGCGGCGAAGCCCCGTATCTTTGTGGACCCACCCAAAGAGGCTTCCCGTCTTGAAAGCCTGCCACGGCGCATGAATGAACGGCTCTCCCGCCGTGCGTCCCTTAGTGTGTTTGAGCTCGAGGCAAAAGTTGATAGGCCGAAGAGCTTTCTCGAGGTCGAATTCGTATGGGAAGCGTTTAGTCGTCGCGCGCTTCAGGTCGGCGATATGACGTTCGCACGCGAGACGGTGAAGGCGGCCCGAGACTATCCTCCCAGCAACAACACGATTGGCGTAAGTTGTCACCGGATCCGTTTTGCGCGTCACTCGCCCCTTCGTTCCGAAGGTGGCATCGTGTGCGGCCCACTAAGGCGGGACGGCGAGCTCCGGGTGTTGCCACAGTTAGTTTACCCCTATTTCACTTTTTCCCACCTTCCACCACCGTTAACCCGTCAAACCTAGCGAAAGCATCCGCCTTTTCGGGCTTATCCCGCGCAGCTTTGGAGCGTGTGACGGGCGTAAGACCGAGCTCTGTCATCGCCTTTTGAAGTTGCTTCTCGACGCGAATCGAGAGCGCGGTCCAAACGGTGCCACTCCTCGAGCTTCTCGGACACGATTTCGGCGACGCCCTTGGGCTTAACGTAGTCCCCGAGGGCTCTAGCTATAGCGTCACGACGTTGCACCGCGTGACAGTAGCAAGCAAACTCCTGCCAATCCGCGGCCGTCAAGACACCTTGGCCAGACATAAGGGCGCCGGCGCGCTTCCACTCGCGGAGCCCAACGCCCTTCAAATACGCGGGCGGCGGCGGGAGCTTCCCGCTATAGTCGGGCTCGGGCTCGCTCGGGAGCTTCTTCTTGCCCCGGTTCCCCTCGAGCTTCTTTATCGATATCGGCTTTCTGCTTTTTCCCATTCTCAAAAACCTCCCAACGTCGGGTGCACACTCGAGGGCGCGGGGGTCATTACGCTGAGCCCTCAGCTGTAGAGATTTTTCACGCCCCCCCCGTCCAGCTAGTTAGGTCCGCCTGCCACGCCCAGCCCTGCCGGGCCTCGCCCTGCCCAGCCTTGCCTGCCCAGCCACGCCCTGCCTAGCCTCGCCCAGCCCTGC